CGCATCAACCCGCTCGGACTCGTGTCGATCGTCGAACTTCCGAACAACCCTCGCCTGTTGACGGGTGGCGTGTCGGAGCTGGCGGACGTGACCGACATTCAGGACCGGATCAACAAGACGATCGCCGACCGGTTGGTGACCCAGGACTATGGGGCGTTCCCGCAGAAGTGGATCAGTGGGTGGCCGCAGGAGGACGAGGCCGGCCTCCCGACGACGATCGACATCGGCAGGAACCGTGCGGTCACGACAGAGGTGACGGAAACCCGGTTCGGTCAGTGGGAGTCGGCACCGCTGGACCCGTACTCAGCGGCGAAGCGGGAGGACGTGAAAGACATCGCCTCCCGCACCCGCACTCCCGCGCAGTACCTGCTCGGTGAGATGTCGAACGTGAACGGGGAGACGTTGAAGGCGTCCGAGTCGGGACTGGTGTCGAAGGTCAGGCAGCGGCAACGCTCGTTCGCTGAGGGGATCGAGGAGGCGATGCGGATCGCTCGCCGCGCTGCCGGCCTGTCGGATGCGGGATCGGCAATGGAGACGATTTGGCGCAACCCGGAGTTTCGCACCGAGGGTGAGTTGACCGACTCGGTGGTGAAGCAGTACCAGGCGGGGATCGCCACCCTTCGACTGGCTCGCACTCTCGTCGGCTACTCAGAAACTACGATCCGCCGGCTCGAGTCGGAGGACCGTGACGCCGCTCTCGACCCCGTGACGCAAGCGCTCCTGGCCCCGTTGGTCGCTGATGGCACTCCGGGCGGCTGAGCAGCACTACACGGAACAGTCCCGGCTTGCTGCTCTCATCACGCGGAGGGTTCGTGGCTTGTGGGGAAAGGTTCCCCCGGAGGATGTGAACACGTGGAAGTCGCTTCTCCGAGAGGCCGCCTCAGTGGTTGCAGCAGGCCAGTACCGGGCGGCGGGAAACGCTGAAACGTACGTCGCCGTTGCTCTCGGGCAGCAAGGCGTGGAGGTCGCCCCAGAGGCGGTCGTACGAGCCGTCGGGTTTGTCGGCTACGCCAACGATGGTCGTCCCCTCCTGTCCCTTCTTGACCAGCCTCGCATCTCCACCCTGACCGCCATCGCCCAAGGCATGGAGGCTGTGCAGGCGCTCAAGCTCGGTGGTCGGCAAGCCGAGATGCTCGCCACCTCCACCGTGCAGGACGCCGGTCGGCAGGCGGACTCGGTCGCCATCTTCTCCCGTCCGAACGTCGGGTGGGTGCGGATGGTGAACCCCCCGTGCTGCGACCGGTGCGCCGTCCAGGCCGGCAAGTTCTTCCGGTCTAACGAAGGGTTCCAGCGTCACCCGCGTTGCTCCTGCCAACACGTCCCCTCGGTGGGAGATACGAGCATCGGCCCGCAACGGGCTGACCTGCTCGCCACCTCCACCGGCGGCGGCCTCAAGGGCATGTCCACGACGGACACGCCCAAGGGTCGCCCCACCCCGGACTCCATCTACCGGATGGGTTCCGGCCGTGACGAAACCCTGGCGCTCCTGGAGCGGTGGGGGTTCGCCGCCTGACCTGCCTCGAAACGAGGCGCCCAACAACCCCGAAACGGGACCAACCATGAGTGACACACCTGACACCCCTGCAACGCCCGAACCCGAGGCGCCCGCCGAAACGGCGGACACGACGGACTGGAAGGCGGAGGCGGAGAAGTGGCAGTCCCTCTCCCGCAAGAACGAGGAGCGGGCCAAAACCAACGCAACCGCAGCACGCGACCTTGAGCGACTCCGCACGGAGTCACTGTCCGAGGTTGAGAAAGCGGTGGAGGAGGCACGGTCCGCTGGTCGGGCTGAGGCGTCCTCAGTGTTCGGCGCTCGTCTCGTTCGCAGCGCGTACGAGGCTGCCGCTGCACGGCGCAACCCCAGCTTTCCCACGGACGGTGTTATCGACGACCTCAACATGGCCCGCTTCGTCACCGACGACGGCGAACCGGACTTGAAGGCCATCGAAGCGTCCGTGCTCCGTCTCATCCCTGAGACACCCGGTGCTCCCTCCTTCGACGGTGGGGCCCGAACGACACCCCCGGCGCAGGTCGGGATGTCGGGACTGATCCGCCAGGCCGCCGGCCGAGCGTGATTCGCAGCACCCGTCCGGCATGACGGGCCCCGCTGCTCCCCCCTCTGTAGGAGGTCCCCATGCCGTATAACTCCCTGGTCACCCGCGGCAACGCTGCGGCGCTCGTCCCCGAGGAGGTGTCCTCGGCGATGCTGACGAGCCTCTCGGCTCAGTCCGCTGTCCTCGAGCTCGGCACCCGTATTCCGATGAGTCGGTCCCAGACCCGGTTCCCGGTCCTCTCCGCTCTCCCTACCGCCTACTTCGTGACCGGTGACACCGGCTTGAAGCAGACGACTCAGGCAGCGTGGGCCAACAAGACGATGTACGTGGAGGAGATCGCCACCATCGTCCCGATCCCCGAGGCCGTCCTCGACGACGCCGGGTTCGACGTGTGGGGCAGCATTCAGCCTCTCATGGAGGCGGCGATCGCCCGCACCCTCGATGCTGCTGTCATTTTCGGCACGAGCGCCCCGGCTACGTGGGTGACCGAAGGCGCGCTAGTTACTGACGCCGTGGCAGCTGGCAACGTGGTCGCTCGCGGCACGAACGCTGGCACCGCTGGTGGTATCCACGGTGACCTCTCCGACCTTGTCGGGAAACTTGAGGCCGACGGGTACGCACCCAACGGTGGCGTCGGGAACATCACCCTGAGGGGTCGTCTCCGCCAGGTGCGGGACACGACCGGTCAGACGATCACGCTCGCCGCCGACCTCCCCAACATCATGTATGCCCTCCCCGGTCTGTGGCCCTCCGGCCTCAACGCCGCCGAGCTTCTCATCGGTGACTGGACGAACCTGATCGTCGGCGTCCGCCAGGACATGACGTACAAGCTCATCACCGAGGGTGTCATCACCGACGGCGCCGGGGCCATTCAGTTCAACCTCCCGCAGCAGGACATGGTCGCCCTCCGGCTCGTCTTCCGGGCCGCGTACGCGGTGAGCAACCCGATCAACTTCCAGGAAGGCACAGAGGCCAACCGCTACCCGTTCGCCGTCCTTCGTAGCCCGGCCGTCTGATGCTCCGCTGGCGGGGGCGTCCGCTCACGGTCGAGTTGCAGGTGGCGAATGCCTGCGACTCGTTCTTGGATCTCACCCCCGTCAGCCAGGCACCAGCAGAACAGACACGCGCTAACTGGTCGGTCCTCCTGTCCGGCCAGACGATCCCTCTGATTTGGGAAAGGACTTACGATGCCGAACGAGAAGAATGCTGACCGAGGTCAGGCGGGGCGTGACAACGCTCGCGAGCAGGGCGGCAAGGCGCACGGCCCCGGTGGTAACCCGTCGAAGGGTGAGGACTCGGGCGAGGCTGAGGTGCAGGCCACGTTCGACGAGGCCAACGAGCAGGGCTACTTCGGGACGGTCCCTCCGGGCCCCCCGAACGAGGCGTACAGCCTCGAGACAGGCCCGGACTCCCCGACGGCAATCGAGGAGGCGGCGGCAGCAGCAGAACCCGCCGCCAACACCGAGCAGTAGGAGGGAGGGGCCGTGCCGAACCCGGCGACTGTCGGTGATATCGAAGACCGGTGGCGGCCCCTCACCCCCGAGGAGCAGGTCCCGGCCTCCACGTTCCTCGCTGACGCCTGGTGGTTGCTGACCGCCCGGCGTCCCACGTTGGAGGCCGACATGCTGGCCGGCACGGTGACCGCGGGGAACGTGGTGCGCGTGGTGGCCGGCATGGCCCTCCGACTCCTCCGGAACCCGGAGGGTTACTCGTCTGAGTCGATCGGCTCCTACAGCTACCAGCGGGACGACCTCGTCGCCTCCGGGCGGTTGCACGTGACCGACGAGGAACTGGGTGCCGTCATCCCGTCCGGGTACCGGCGTACAAGGTCGGTCCGGCTCGTTGCCTACGGTGAGACGTGAACAACCTCCTGACTGAGCCGGTCACGATCCTCGCTCGTACCCCTGGTGCGACAGACGATTACGGGAACGGCGGGGACGTGTTCACTCCCTCGTCGTCCGTGAGCGGACGGATGGAGCAACGGTCGTCGGAGGAGCGCACCCAGGACCGGCAGACCGTCATCTCCGACTGGGTGCTGTACCTGGCCCCGACCGTGGTGGTTGAGGAGCAGGACCGGGTGTCGGACCGGTTCGGTCGCACCTTCGAAGTGGTGGGTGCGCCGGCCATGCTCGCCTCACCGAGCCGGGACGTGTACGTCGA